AGCAGATTCCCCCCAGTTAGGGTTGGTAGATCAACGTTTCACTTTTTTCCAAAGCACACGGCCGAAAGGAAACCTCTGGTAGCACCACGCGTCCTCCTTAAAGATGAGATGGTCAAAGATCGCCATCCCAACGTCGGGGGGTACGCTTAATAAGGTGCTCAAGGGTAGCTTTTCGTCGTGGAACTCGTAGTACGTAAAACGCCCGATGGCTGTAACGATGTACACACCATCTGGAATGCGTTTCACGTACCTCCCCCAAAAAACACGAAACCCTAGGGTTTCGAGGGAGCGGGCTGCCCTGGTAAACAGAACTTTTTCGTTGTTTCGGTTCATCTGGAACTCCGATTGGGTCGTTGTACCCGGGTAGAATTGGATAGAGTTGAACACCGTTGATCTGTGGCGTCCTTAACCACGTCCAGGACAACTCAAAACCGTCCGGACTACCACCCATGAAACGCGCATTCGTTTTGGTCAAAACATGTCGCAAATAGCACTCGTACTCTGTTGGAGGACAATCCTTACTTTGTATCGGACTGACCATCCGTACGCGCCATACGGGTTCTCCGTATGGATCGATCTTCACACGGACAGGTTTCACCCTGTCAGGCGTGAACGCCCCTAAACGCTTAAAACCAAATTCAGGGGACAATGAGGGAGTAATCGCTAAAGCACCAAAGTGCTTCTCGATGTTCTTCCTCATGATAGCTGCTACGTTGTGGAACCCCTTATGATACATTTGGGACTCCACCTGTATGCAAGACATTGCGTGTTTCATGTTTGTTGAGGTTAATATGTACTTAACATACACGGGGGTAATATCCACGCCGTCAAAAGCATGGACTCCGCACGACTCACGAAATGAACTTCGGTAGAAACTTTTGTCAACATTCAATTTCATACCAAATAGAGGCAAATACGTATAAACCGCCTCGATACAATCGCAGGGGATAATGATATCGTCCCGTAGACGTACACATTTCGTTTAAAATCGTTTGGAAGCATCGAGAGGTGGATGATCGCCCTAATCAGGGCCCAATGGACTAAAGACATGATCGGAAAACAAAGACCCGATCCCATTGGCGCGTATTTCGATATGCGGATCATGGATGGTTGAGACCCTTCAGGGAGCTCAATCGACTTAGTCGACAACGCCATAAGCACATCATGCAATTCGTGCCCATGGAACAGATATGAGACGAGATGACGATGCACCCTGTCGGATGCCTCGCTCATATCTATTGTTGCCATCCTGCGGTTCTTACTACTTTCTAAAGCCAGCTGTGCATTCACGGATTGATCGGAAAAGTTTACTTTACCCTTTGTAAAGGGATGATTTTCGACATACCGATATATTCCGTGCTTCACAGCTTGTTGTAAGAACTGCATTTCATTTTGTTCGATGCATATACCACGAGCCTTGCCCACCTTTTTGTGGACGAATTTAAATCTGGCTGTGGGTTCCTTAACTCTCGCTTTTTCAAGCTCGAGGAGGTGCTTCGTCTGATCTACG